GGTTCGCGCCAAGGAACAGAGCGCCGGTGTAGGCCTGGTGGTATTTGCTGCCGTGAAACGCGCTTGACAGCAGGTCGCCCTGCTTCCCGCCGACGAATGCGGCGAGGCCGCCGGGGCCTTTGGCGTAACCAACTCCGAGAGGATTCTGCGGCATGATGCGCTCCTAAATGGCGACGTATGGTTGAGGCAGCATCGTCGCGGTCGCCGTCTCGATGAGTTGGCGGGCTAGATCCAGGATGCTGGACTGGAGATAGCTGATGCGGAAATCGATCGTCTTCTTCATCGCCAGGATGCCGAGCTCGGCCTGCGGACGCTTTTCGTCACGCACCACAGCCGGGGCCATCATGCCGATGGTGTCGGTATCCGCGCTGAACTGGTTCACGAGGTCGAAGAACGCCAGGGCCTGCGCGTTCGTGGCACCGTACAGCGTGACGCGGACTCGATCGGTCGCCAGTTGCGTGTGCGAGCTGCGGAACCCGATGACCGGGAACGCACCAAGCGGCTCAGTCTGCTCCGGGTAGATGTGCACCGACCCATACGGCGGCGGCAGGTTGTCCGGCACCGCGAAGGACGGATACAGCGTGATGCCGGGGTTGCCGGCAATCAGCCATTCCGGAGCGTAGTTTTTCAGCGTCAGCCACGCCGGCAGGCTGTTGGACACGACCAGCGTGTCGGCCGACAGCTGGGCGCCGAGATCGCGCAACTGGCTCGCCAGGGCGGGATACACAGCATCGCCGCTGTAGTGGTACAGGCCGGATGCGCGATAGAATGGTCCGCGCTGCGAGAATGCGAATTTGAGACCGCCGACCTCGCCAACCCAGATTGCGTCGGGCGCGGTTTCAGCGAACTGCTGGACCTCGACTCCGGTGGTGAAGACGATCCTGCTGATCGCGATCGTCTCGTCTTCGCGCTGCTGCTTGTCGGCCTGATAGTGCAGCGATCCGGTGATCGTGGTCTGCTGCGCCGCGAGCCAGAAGACATATCCATCCAGCGGGAGGACGTTGCGGATATATTGGGTGAATGGGATGGCCTGGTCGGACGACAGTAGCCGCAGGCCGGAAAGGAAGACCGCAGTCGGTTGCGAGCCCTGAGTCATCCCTTCAGAGACGGAGGTCATTCTTCGAATTCCGCACGAAAGGACTGCTCGTACAGCCCGATATCGCGGAATGATGGGCGAGGTCCGCGCTTTGCGGTGGGATGCTTCATGCGATGATTAACGCCATTCAGCGCGGCCTTGGTCGGAATTCCGGGATACCCGAGGCCGTCCATCTCGCGTCCATCAATAAATCTGACGAACTGGTGGCGGATTTCACTCTCCGCAGCAACAAACGAAGTCGCCGCCGAGACGCCGCCGGATAGCATGTCTTCTAGATGGTCCTTGAGGGGCGCCTCCAGAGCGCCGGCAATGTCTTGGCCGTGGGCCTGGAAGAAATGCTCGTAGACGTGGTATCTCGCCTCAAGGATCGCCGCAACGTCACCCGTCGTCTGGGCCGACACCGAAACCTTGGCCGAACTCTGCCCATAAGGCACATCGAGTATGCCAAGATGCAGTACCGACATCAGGTTAGCCCCCAAATTCCGCCGAAGTCCTGCGCGTAGGACAGATACTCGCGGCCCCACGGCGTCTTCATGAAACCGAGATCGCCAATCGTCAGTTCCTGGAGCGCCTTTGGAACTGCAATCGTATTCGCAGTTCCGTCGTCCGATGCGGATTGCACCACGCCAACGGACGGCTGCAGCATCGCATATTTCCCCCGCGTATCTTGGAAAAATGTCCGCTGCGGCTGATCTGGCGTAATTCGCAATAGAATATGGCCGCCGCAATTATAGACTGCGAGGGTATAGTCAATTCCGCCACACGACGGTACGGACAACACCGTAGCTATGGCTTGATTGAAGGCGTAGCCATAATATGGCGAATCGTCCGGCAACAGAATTGGATCGATCTGCATGCTATCCTGCACGAACAGCATGAAGTCCGGAAGATTCGGAGATGTCGGATTCGCCCAAGTCATCGCTAGACCGGAAGCGCCACGTCAGAGCGGCCTTCCGGATCGACCGAAAGGCCGAAGTTCACCGCATCCTTGCGGGGGCGCTCGCCAGGCGAGCCCTGCTCTTCCACCGACGTTTCGGTGATCCTGGCAGATGGTCGCCCCCGGGCCTTTCCGCGCACCGTGCGGTCGAATGCAAGCGCGCCCCGGGTGGCCTCTGTTGCCGAGCGCTGGCCGCGGGTTTCCGTCTCAGCCTCGTGCGCCATCTCGATTTCATTGCTGGCGATGAAGCCGCGGTCCCGATAGAGCAGGCCCATGAATTTGCCCATGCGGCCATGCGACTCGGCGGCATCGCGAGCTCCAAAAAGCTCCAACTGAGAGATCACCTTGGCCTGCTGATCGGCCGTCCAGCTATGGCCGATTTCCACCTGCGAGCCGCTGACAATCTCGACGATCTGCACGAGATTGTTGACCGGCTCGCGGTAGTGGAAGTGATGCCGCTGCAGGGACGGATTGGCGAGATAGAGGGTCATGGCGCTCCTTAATACGGCATGGAAAGGATGTAGATTCCCTCGGGACGGATGCCCCAGCCGGAGGTGATGCGCTGCTCGTAGATCTGGGTGATCGCACCATCTGGGGTCGGCGTCGGGATCTTCATCGGGGCGGCCATGTCGGTGTACATCAGGTTCACCGCCTTCATCTGCGGTTGCATGTCACTGCCAAAGACATTGGTATTGATGCCCGGCATGTCCGGCGCTTCGATCTCCGGCATCGTCAGCAGGACCGCGTCGTTGCCGCTCGCTTGCCCGATGAGGGTATCGTCGAAATACCACTCGAACGTGTCGCCGCTCTCGCCAAGCGTCGCCTTCACGACGTCGGCGATGGTGGACGTGCCCGCGCCGGGACGCTGGTAGGAGGTGACCTGCACGATCCCGGCCATGGCAAAGTTCAGGAACACGCGCTGCGGAGAGACCACAACGATGGTGTTCTTGATGTTTCCTCCCGACTGCCACATACCGCTTTTCAGGGCGACGATCTGGTTCAGCAAGAACAGCGCCATCTGTCCGTTGTCGTAGGTCCGGACAGTGTTGTTGCCGTAGCTGTCGGGGGGCAGGGAGACAGTGGTCGCATTCGGAGCATTCAGCAGTCCCTCGCCGTTCGCCGGGCTGAAGCCATACAGCAGGGCGGTGCGCTGCTGTTGGAAGATCCCTTGGAACGCCGCGAGGTCGAGTGCGGTCGGGACGCTCAGGTTCCACTCCCCACCCCGCGCCGTGTCGTGGTGGTCCCAGATCGCGCGGGTGCGGATTAGGTAGGTCGGCGTTGTGTCATAGGTGACTGTCAGCGACGCGGACGGCAGCAGATTGAAGGGGGACTGCCCCGCCGCCACGTCGGACCGCAAGTCGAGGCGGTTGACGTAAACCGCCATGTCCTCGCTGCCGATTTTCACGCGCGGCTTGCCGCCGGGAAGCGCGGCGAATGCCCCGCTCGCCTGGGCATACGTGACAATGTAGTCAGGCTCGGTGAAGCTCGGCGTCACCTTTGCCGCAGTCGGGAAGATTACGGGCATCCGTTGGATTCCATCTCAGGGAAGGCCAGCGTCGCCACGACGCGGGCAGGGTTGTGCGGAGTTGCCGGTCAGACCAGCAGGATAGCGGCGTCGCCGGTGGTCCAGCTCGCCACGCCTGTGCCGGAATCGTACGAGACGATCTTGCTGTTCGTATTGACGCTCAGCAGGCGCACGGATGTCGGAAGCGCCCAGTTGCCGCCGGTCGTGGTGAGCGTGACGCGGTAATTGGTGACGTCCCAGTACAGCGCCAGGCCCGCGACAGATGACGTTGAGGACAGTGTCGCCACCAGGGCTGGGTCAACCTTGATGGCAATGCGCTGGTTGGTGCCCAGGCGGTAGAAAGCCACGAAGTTTCCGGTTCCAGCGAGCGGCACCGTATTGCCGGGCGTGATCACCATGCTGCTGGCCTGGTTGAACACGCTGAACCCGGTAACCGTCGCCTGAGAGACGGACCGCTTCACGACGGGGCCAAGGCCCTCGCCGCCGGCGCCGGCATTGTTGACGATCTCCTCGATCGGCACGCCGCCCCACATGGTGACGGTTTCGGTGGTCGCGAGCGTGCCGCCAGCAAGCCACATCCGCGCGCTGGGGTCGTCCAGCGCCAGACCCTGAACGTAACCCTGGGTCTGCAGGAGGAAGCTGTTGGCCGGGGAAGTCGTGGCGTAGGGGTTGAAGGTAATCGAACCGCTCATGGGGCGGGGCTCCATCTAAGGGACTGGCGCGCCGTCACGGCGGGCCTGCGCTCTTGCCCAAGGAGCGGGTGGGGCAGATTAGCTCAGGCTCGGTTCTGCGGCCGGAGGATCCGGCCGACCTGGGCACCCGTCATGAAGTGTCGCATCCACGCCATGGGGTCGCCGTTATACGAGGTGATTCGGCGTCCGGCGGCGTCGGTGCGCTCCACCGGGATCAACCGGCCGATTGCCTCAGCGCCCGGTGATTTTGCCGCATTGGCCGCATCCGCATAGACAGTGTCCTCCACCAGCGACAGCGTGTCGCTGTCGGCGCTGTCGAACCGCTTGTCCTTGAAGCGGTCGCTGTGGCGCTGAAAACGCGACAGAAGGCGCCTGCGGTATGCGAGCGAGTTTTCCCCCGGGATCGGCGGAGACGCGCGGTCTCCGAACAGGGCGGCGATGCTGTCGGCCCGCGACTGCGCCGTCGCCAGAGCATCCCGCTCGGCGGCCGGCGTCTCGGCGGTTAGGCCCTTCAGTGTGCCTTCCAGCGCCAGCAGGCGGGCCTTCAGGTCGGCATTCTCGGTTGCCATGACTGCATCCTTGCGCGCCGCGTCCTCGCGCTCTTTGTCCTCAGCGTCCTTGCGGGCCTTGTCAGCCTTGTGGTCGCCTTCGCCTTCCTCTTCCTTCGCCCACTTCTCGAAGGACTCATCGGCCCGGCGATGCTCGTCCTCGGCATCCTTGCGGGCGCCAGCGGAATCTGCCTTCGCCTTCTCATCGTCGGCGCCGTCCTTACGCATGGCGTCGCACATGGCCGCCTCGTCGGCGTCGTGCCGGGCGCGGTAATCCTTGTAGGACTCGCCGTCCTTGCGGCTGCCGAAGCGGTCCTTGCGGGCGGCGTCGCGGCGGGAGGCGTCCTTGTGCTCGGACTCTTCGGCATCCTTCCGGGCCTTGTCCTCGCGCTCCATGCTGTCCATGCGGGTGGCCAGGCCCTTCAGCGAATCCATGATCACATCCAGTTTGCCGGCTGCATCCTTCCGGGCCTGCTCGGCCGCGGCCTTCTCTTCTTCGGTCATACCGAGAGACTCCGTGGTTGGGGTTGAGTCGTTGCGAGTATCGACGCCTGACGGACCAGACCCGCGGTCCCAGACGCCGTTTGGTACCAACGCGATGTGGTCGAGTAGGGCCGGCTTGCCTTCTATCAGCAGCTTCGACCCATCTTGCATCTGTAGCGTTTGATTCCCGCTGCTAGCGGTGAACACTACACCGGGCGATGTCGAGAACTGCTCCGACATCAGCAGTTCGACGGTTGTTTGATCGTAAATCTTCGCTACCGCCCATAAATCGGTGCCGCGTGTGAATGGCAGAAAGACGGTCCCGACGATGCGGTCGTTGAATTCCTTGCTGTCCAGGCGCGGCTTCTTTGCCGGGTGGATAAACACGACGGGTAGTCCATTGCAGCGAGCAAGCGCGTCTTCCGTCAACCATTCTTCGGTCGGCCGCCAACAATATTCATCGTGCGCGTCTCTATATGCCGCTCCGGTGCCGGTGATCCGGATCGACCAAAGCCAGAATGTGCCATACTGCTGCGGGCTGCTCAGATCGCCGGCAGCCATTGCGCGGGCAACGCCCAGCTCGTCCATTGAGGGGCGATCAAGTGCAACGCGCACGCCAGGATGAAGTGGCTCCGGCGGGGCGCTGATATCGGCCCACATCCAGGCGGTATGCTCCCCCTCGATCGTCGGGATGAACTCTTCGTCCACCTTCGCCAAGAAGGTGGTGAAATCGACCTCTTCCGGGCCGCCTGTCGCGATGCGCCGCGTCAGCAGCTTCAGCGCGCCATGCGGAACCGGGCCGATTTCCTCGCAGGTTTCCCGCTCAGCGGCTTGCTCGGCGGTTTCGCCTTCCTCGATATGGCCGCCCGGGAACGCCCAGAGTCCGGAATCAGCCCGACGGAGGAAAAGGGCGCGACCTCCGCTGGTCGCGAGCATGATACCGGCGGCCCGGATCGTCATTGTCTGTTCTCCGGGGCTGCTTGCCGGCGCGCAAAGTCAGGCGCGCGCCCTTGCCATTGCATCCATTCGCTTCGATAGACCGTCGATCGCGGTCAGGACCGCATCCAGCCTGTCGCCATCGAGCGCGACGTCGTGCGCCTCTCTCTCGGCGGCGGCGACCGCCTGGGCCTCCGGATGTCCTGCGGCACGCATTTCGCGGATGTTGTGCTGGATCGTGGCCTCGCCGGCCCCGGGTTCAAGCGGCATCTGTGTTCAGCCCAGCCATATACGCCGCAGCCTCATCCAGCGCCCGTTGCTTAGCGGCCTTGGCCTCGTCCGCCTTCTCCTGCTCACGGACGGCGTGGGCGCCAACGCGCGCCAGCATGGCGGCCTGGTAGTCGGCGAAGGTCATAGGGCTAAATCCATCTGCACTTCGGAATATGCTGACTGCTTCGCGAGTCTCTTTGCCGCCCATGTAGCCTTCCGCTTTACTTTTGACTCAGGGCTCCTGGGAGAGCGATCCCGCCCCTTGGTTGCAGCACTAAGTTTTAGTCTTTGCGTCAAGGGCATCGGGCCACGCTTTACCCCAGCATGTACCGCGCTGGTCTTCGCCCGGTGCGCTTCGGAGAGCTTTTTGCCAGTTAGCGCCTGAGTTATCCTCTCGGATTTTCTGGCGCGCACTTCAGCGGGGAGGGAGGCATTCACTTCCCTCATGAGAGCGCCGTGAGCATCTCGCGCTTCGGGAGTCCATCGCCCGAGTTGGGCGGCGCTCATTTTCGCTCGCGTCTCAGCGGTCGGTGGCTTGCCGGGCTTACCCTTCTTGGCGGCGCTTATTGCGGCACAATGTTCCGGCGGTTTCGACCGGCCGGTCTGAAACTCGCGGACCCTGGCCCTACTCGCCTCTGAGAGGCGGCGACCAATCCTGGTCTGGCGTAGTTTTTCAATTTGGTCTGCCGTTTGCTCGCGGCCAGATACGCCCTCGCTGGTCAGATTTACCAGAGGCCCGGTTTTGATGTCGCGCCTTCCAATCGCCGCGATTAAAGCGACCTCGGTCTCAAACGCCTCGATCTCTGTCGCCCCATCACGAATTTTAATGATGGGCAAATTATGACCTTCTTTTGCAGCGATGCGGCGCAGATACCGATTGTGGCTGCCTCTTAAGTGCGCCTGCCAACGATCCCCTTGGCCCTTGCCGACATAGCAAGGTTCGCCGTTCGGGCGGAAAATTACATAGACATAGAACTGCCGCGCCTCTTGCGCTACGCTCGCCTTAACCATCTTGGGTGCTCACTCACTCGGGTTGGCCAGAGGCTCGGTCGCTGTTACCAGCAGCGCCGGGCCTCGATCATTTTAGGCCGCCATCCTTCCGCGAGCAATCCATTCGTGGCCGCGTTTGGTTAGTAATTCTTCGGGAAGACGACGCGGCGATGTGATCCAGGTGAAGTAGCAGCGGCAGAATACGGCCGAGGCCGGCTTGTCGATCTCATCCGTGTATTGGCTGCCGGCAAGCTTCACCAGACCCTCTTTCTGTGCCCATGAGTCGCGTACCAGGTACACGCGACCAGCCCTCGCTAAATGCTCCTTTCGAGCATTGTAGCTTTTGTCATGCTCCCCGTGGGAATGCCACACTGCCGCAATGGCCCCGCCATCAACGGCGACGATCTCCGAAACGTTCGCGACCAGTTTGTGCGATTGGTCAACCTGTACGCGCCGCGATTCATATTGGAACTGCGCCACCGATTTGCCGATGGCCGTCCGCGTTTCGCGCTTGTCGATCGTGCCGTCGCCGCCGGGCGGTATGCTGGTGGACCATCCCCGGAATCGTTGCAGGCTTCTCTCTACAGCCTCTCGGCGGTGCAGCTTGATCAGATCCGCCGACGCCAGAATGCGGCGATCCAGCTCGGCCCTGAGTTGTGGCTTTACAATGCCGATGCCGAAGCGCGTCACGCCCTCGACACGCTCGGCAATCTTGTTCCGGTCCACCCACCGTTGGAAGATCGCCCCAAGGGCTTCGCGGGACTCGACGTCGATTGCGGCATCAGGCCCAAGTTCACGTTCCGCAGCATTCCGGAGCCGCGTCATCCATTCGGCGATACGCTCCGCAGACGTGTAGCCTTCGTCGCTCAGTTCCCGCACGGCTTCGGCCAGAAGCTGCCGGAACGTCGGCTGGCGCGGCGTCTGATTGCCGTACTGCAGCGTCCACTTCGACGGCCACTGCGAGCCTTCAGGGGGCGGCGGGGGCATCGGCTAAGTCTCCGCCGAAAACGGCCGCGGCTCCATCTCATCGTCGGCGCCGACCGCCGGCTTGCTCTTCAGCCACTTCGCCAGCGCATCCTCATCGAGCGGCAGCGGCACAGAGAATAGCTCGCGGCGGGAGTTGATCTCATCTGCGACCCACGCGGCCAGGGCGGCGGCGTTCTCAGGGTCCAGCCTGTCCATCATCACTTCGAACACGGCGACGGCGGACTTGAAGCGAACCTCTTCCGTCTTCGCCCGCTCGCTATCCGGCTCGACCAATAGGTTCGGCCAGGTCGCCTTGAACGAGTTCACCCACTGGTAGAACGCAGTCTCATACGGCATTCCCCGGACGTCATCCGGATAGTCCCGCTTGATGGTCTCGTAAAAGGCGGGCGACCAGGCCCGACGTTGGACGATGCGGTCGAAGAACCGATACAGCGGGTCGATCTCGATGCGGACGCGATCGATATAGCGCGCGATCTGCTTGGCGTCCTCGGCGCCCTCGCCGAACCCAGACACCAGCGTTTCCTGATCCAGCATCCGCGCCGGCATCCCGGCTGCGGTCGCGATGTTCTTCAGGATGTTTTCCCGCGTCAGCCGCGCCGCACCCTCAAGGTTCTGGAAATTCAGCGACTCGATCTTGTCGGTCTCTGGGATCGTCAGGACGTTGCCTGTCAGGCCGGATTGAAGCTGGGACCGCTTCCATCCCAAAAACGACATCATCCGATTGTTGATGATGCTGCCAGGCGCCTTCGCCATCCAGACCAGAAGACCGACTTTCTTCGTCACCGTGTCGTCGGTGATCATCGAGTTGATAAAAGACTTCATCGGATAGAGCGCGCGCTGGTAAACGCTGCGCCCGACGAACCCGAAGGCCGAATTACTCCACTCGATGTAGATCGGCTGTTCGTTCATCGCCACGACGGTGCGTGACGGGTGATACGCTTGGTTGCCGACGCTCACGGCCTTAGGCTTCTGGAAATCCGGACTATTGGGGTCCTGGTCCAGCACCAACGACCCAGCCGTATTTAGTGGATCAAGGACATTGAAATACAGGTCGGCGTCGGCGAGCCGCTTCCAGTCGATCGGCTTAGACGGATCGCCTCCCCGCTCACCGGCAACCAAGCTCGCGATGCCATAGATCCGCGCCGTGACCGCGGCTGACTTGATCAGCGCATCCGCACTGATCGCCTTCCATTCGCGATGAAAGGCTTCGACGAGCCGCGTCTCTGGCCCGGCCGGAACCGTGATTTCCCGCTCTTGGCTCTGGGCCATGTTGATCGGGTTCTCAGCCATCTTCGCGCCCAACGGATGGAATGCGAAGATGGCCTTTGCTGTAGCATAACCGACCGGGCTGCCGGGCACGATCGCATCGGCCAGCAACAGGTTCGTGAGTTCACTGCCGATCCCGCCAGTCAGGCCGAGATTGGCGAACTGGTTACCGCCCTCGGTCGTATTGGCGCTCATACCGGTGCACTATCCTTGCGGCTTGGCATCAAGCCCCGCGAGGCGTAACGTCAGCCGTTTCACTAGCGGGGCGGGAATGTTCGGATCGTTTGCCAGGGGCATTGTCGGCGCGGCGTTCACGGCCGGGGCGGTGATTGTGTTCATCGCCGTGGTCTCGGCCACGCACAGCATCGGGATGGCGCTCATCATTGCCGGGGCGATTTGGGTCTTCGGGGCCTATCTCACTTACGTGTCGCGGCAGTCCGTTAGGATCCGGCGGTGATCAGGCGTAACCCTTTGAATTTCCGAGTGTGATCGCGATGGCGTAGGTGAAGGTGTCGAGGCAATCGTCCGCGCGTTTTGCGGCATTTTTGTCGCCGATCCGGAAGCCGGTGATCTGCGAGAGGAAGTGGTTGCGGGTGGCGCCCTTGAACGTCACATCATTCTTGTCTGCGACCACGCGACTGAACTTCACCTCGCCGCGATAGACCGGCCCGCTGGCGTTGATCGCTCTGTTGTCCTTTCCGGCGGCGGTCAGGTCAGAAGGCAGCGGGTACACCGGAAGCCCGCGCAACGCGCACTGCTGAAGCAGCATGGACCCGGCCGAAACATCCTCAATGTTGCCGCCGGTAAACCCAAACCGAGCCCGGCATTGCCGTGCCAAGTTATGGCCACGCTCGACCCACTGCGGGACGATGTTCTCAAGTAGCGCAGAGTCGATCTGCTGCATGTCCCAATCCAGGCAGACCAGCGGGTGGGGGCCGAATGAGGAAAACGCCCACCAACTCACGGCGGTCCCGTCATGCTCAGCGCCGCCCTTGACGGCGGTATCCGCCACAAAGAACACCGTATCGCAGCCTGCGGGGTAATCGACCCCCTCGCCGTCTACCAGCAACTTGTCCAGCGCGAAGAACGCGACGCCCGACCAATCAACGAACTGCGCCAGATACTCCTGCTGGAACACCAGCGGATGGTTCTTCTCCCGCTCGCGCTCCAACTCCTCGGGTGGCACGAATGGGTTGGTGGATGTCGGCGCGTAGTGCTCGAAAAACCCCATCTCCTGGTCGTTGCAGAGCTGCCAGAAGAAGTTGCCCGTGTCATTGCCATTCGGCGTCGAGAAGAACCACGCCGCGCTTTTCGGGCGCGTGAGCATGGTCGGCTTGATCGACCGTTCCCAGATGCCCTTGGCCTGGCCATCCTTCGTGAATGCCGCTTCGTCACCCATCACGAGGTCATATTCGCGACCGCGCCCGGCCAGTTCATTGTCGTCCAGATACCAGAAGTCGATCACGCCGCTCGTTACCGTGCGGATCGTTCCCTCCGTCTTGCTGGCGCGCTGCTTGATCGGCCGCAGGATGGACAGCAGTTCTTCGTATGGCTCCTGAAGCTGCTTATGCTCAGGGGTGAATAGTCCCACCTTGCGGCCCTTGATAGCGGCGTCGGCCGCCATCGTGACCATCTGCTTCGTCTTGCCCCAACGCCGGCCGCATCGGACCACATTCAGCTTGGCTCGATTGCGATAAATCTCGACTTGGCCGGGATGCAGGATAGGGAGTGATATCTCAATCGTCATCCGGCAGGCCGCCGACGATCACAATCTTATTGGCGCTATCATCTTGTGACGCGCCCAGCCGATCCAGCATCTCCCGAATCGCGCCCAATTTCGTCGTCTCGAACTTCGCGTTGTCGATCAGAGCGTCCAGTTCGAGCAGGTATTCCTGAACGCTGCGCAGCTTTTCCCGCACGAGTGGGGACCTTTCGAACGCCCGCATGACCCGCGTCAACTCAGCGCGCTCCCGGCCCTCCGGAAGGTTGCCGACCGCCGCGCCCAGCCTGCCCATGATGGCGGCGGTCTCAGCGTCGAACGGCGGGATCGTGTTGTCGGGCAGGTTCGGAGCCGCCTTTTCGCCACGCCCCCGGATGGCCTTCTGCGGGATGCGGGCGCCGCCGCCGGTGCCGGGTCCATGCCCGGATGCGCCACTCGCCGGCATGCCGTTCGCTTCACCCCCACCCGCCGGCCTGTCGTTCATCCGCCGGACGCTCTCGCGCCAGGTCGGCTTCGGCACGCCGGACTCAGTCAGTCGCGCCCGCAGAGTTTGCCGGTTGACGCCGTAGCGCGCGGCGATCTGGTCCATCGTCTCGACGCCGGCGTCGTAGTCGCGTCTGGCGGCGGCGATGTCGATCTCTTTGCGGGCGGGCATGGCTACTCGGGGTTGCGTTTTACAGCCGGAGGTTACGGGCGCTAATCGGGATCGTTAGGTCGCGGCCGGGGTGGCGCGATGTTGTTCTACGTAGTCCGCCATTGCCCGCAATAATGCAGGGTCATCACGCGCCCCGCCTATCGCGATATTACATGTCATGCACAGAATTGACCGGACTCTCCCGGTGACATGGCAGTGGTCCACATTAGTGCCGCGCCCGGTCTCTAGCCGATTGCAACATATAGCGCATGCCCCATTCTGGGCCGCAACCATAGCGTCATACTGCGCAGGGGTAAGGTCGTACGTGCGCCGGATATGAGCGCGTCTATAGCGCTCCCTTATCTCATTTTGAGCCTTATACTTCGCCCGAGCCCTTACGCGCCTGCACGGCTGACAAATGCAGTGCATGCCGTCTCTGGCCCTTCGGTCCCTTGAGAAGTCTGCGGCGCTCCTAAGTTGGCCGCATTTACTACACCGCTTGGTGGTGCCAAGCGTCTGAGTATCACTCACCGAGTATCCCTCTCGATATCCCCATGAAGCGACACAGCAGGCCCGGGGATAACGGGCTTTTCGGGAGCTACCCTAGCTGTGCCGGTCGAAAGGTATCAGAATTCCTAGTCGCAGGCTACCGCGGTGGTCAGAACGGGCCGCAGCTCAGGTCGGTGCGGCGCGACAGAGGCCGCAACGCGCGGGATGGGAGCGGGGCCGCGGTGGCTGGCGGCACGACGCCGAAGTGCATCGTCCCGGTGGTGCCGTCGCCAGAGAGGAATTTCAGATCTCCGCCAGCCTGAAGTGCCCGTTGCACTGTTGGCGGGATCGAGACATCGGCGGTCACGCCCCCATGGCCGCACTCGACAACGAAGGTGGCGTTGGCGGAGCCTTGGTCGCTGGGTCGGCCCCACATGAACGATACCACCTCGTCACCCACGGCAGCGCGAGCCGCAGCCAGGCCGTCCGTGTCGGGGTATTGGGCGTCGGGGTCGATGTCCATCACGCCACCTCCACCACAGATGCCATAAGGCGACCCGATCGTCGTCTGGATGGTCGCGCCCGGCTGGGTGGGTCTCAGTTCCATCACGCCGCCTCCACCACAGCCACCCGGTCGAGCCAAATCGGCACATCCCGATCAAACAGCGCCAGCACCACGCGGGTCCGGACACCATCGCACTCGGCAACCGCCCCAGAAAGGCCGGAGAAGGCGCCCTCGGTAATCCTGACCGCTGCACCAGCCGCCAGAACGGGAGCCGTCTCCTTGGGCAGCCTGAGCCGCGTCTCGTCGCCGCCACGCAACCGGTCAACCTCGCCATCGGATACCACGGACAGCCGGCCATCCGGGCGATGCAGCAACTCGCGGACGCCCCTCGTCGCGGCGATCGGTTCCCGGGTCTCGGCGTTCGTCAGCCGGATGAAAGCGTAGCCGGGGAACAGCGGGACACGGACTTCATGCCACATCGAGGAGATGGCGGGATCGCGCCGGCGAATGGCGACCAGCGGGAGGTATGTCTCGTAGCCCTGGCGGGTCAGCTCCTGCACCACAAGCCGCTCGGCCTGCCCCCAGGTTGCCAGGACGCGCCATTGGGCGTGGTCGGTGGCGTAGCGGGCGGGGGCTGGAGGGGTTGCTTTCCGCGGGCGTCCGGAGCCGGGCTGGGGTCCGCCAAACCCTGGGCGAGGGCCGCCCCACGTCGATCTTGAGGTTTTCGCTTCGGCCGCGACATGCAGCGGCTGCGGAATGGCGACGCTCATTGCGTCACCCCGCAGCGGAACGAAACCGCCACATACGCGCGGGCGGGCGGGATGTCAAGCGTTCGTGTGGTCGGGAACCGTTGCATAGGCATCTCCACGGGGCAGGGGTGGTCGCCGTTGGCGCGGCGGGGGGTGGTTAGGCGGCCGGCAGGAGCGTCATGGCGCACTCCAAAATAATTCATCGCACAGTGCGTTTTTCTGTTGCGCGTCGCCGCGCACTGTGCGATGTTTTCGCTTGTCAGGGCGATGGAGCCCGGCGCAACAAGGGGACGGCCGATGACCATCATCAAGACCCTGAAGGACGGCCGGACGCTTTCCTTCGACGGGGCCGACTATTCGTTCGGTGCCGAGACCGGTCTGAAGGGGAGCGCCCCGATCAAGTTGGCACAGCCGATCGGCGATGTGACGCACAAGATTTCGCTGTGGGCGTCCAGTGCCGCGATCGGCTTGACGGCACCCGAAGCTGCCGCGCTGCAGCGGCTGTGGGACGCCAGGAACCGCGCCGGCGCAGAAGCCCAAGCCAGTTACGAGGCCAACCCCAGCCGCTACCAGCGTTTCCAGAGCACCGCTGACCGTCGCGACCGCGCTTACACCGCCCAATACGACACCGACGGCGAGGAGGGCTGATCGAATGCCGGCCGGCGCGCAAATGCCGCCGGCCGGCTCTCCGAAAAGCACTAACCAAGTCAGTTCGCCGTAGCTGGTTTCGACCCGCGCCCCACAGGGACGATGACACCCAAAACGGAAGAGGATGACATGCAAAACGTCGCACAAAACACACGGCACAGTCAACGCGGGCCATTCCGGCTGCATTACCGCTATATCCCCGGCGCCTTGGGTGACAACAGCAGCCTGGACAATGGCGCCGTGATGACCGTGGAATTCCGGCTCCGGAAGTCGAGGGCTAAGAAACTCGCCGAACTTAAGGCGGATCGGAGGGTCCAGTGGGTGCGAGAGGACCTGTGACCCCCGCCGAATTCCACGCCCGCCGCAAGAGCCTTGGCCTGACCGCCGAGGCTTTCGGCCGCCTGACCGGGGTGCATGTGTCCACCGTGCTGGGGTGGGGGAAGCCGCGGTCGGGACGCGACGTGCAGCCCGTTCCGCGATGGGTGCCGCTTCTGCTGGACGCATGGGAAGCGCACCCGGAGTTGGTGCCGGGCGGGCGTCTCGCCGCGGAGTAGCCATCATCCCTCACCTCCAACCAGTTCCACCGCCCGCCCCAATCCCCGCAGCCACTGCGCATCGCGCGCGGCCTCGATCTCGGCGCACTCGGTAGCCGTCAGCGTTCCGATATGCGCGATGCCAGGCTGTCCGACCTGCTCGCGCGTGGTGCCGGCGATCGAGGTCCAGCGGGTGCCGCAGCCGCAGGTCAGGCGGCCGAGCCAATCCGCCGCGAAGTAATGGCCTGCGGTGGTCATGGGGTGGCGTCCGCGTCGTCGATCTCCTCCGGCGGCGCGTGATTACTGCGCCGCAGCCACTCGGCCGGCACTCTCGCACTCCCGAACGCATAGAAGCTCACCCACCAGTCACCGTACGATCCAACCTGCCGTTCCGCTGTTCCGAGAAGGCCAAGGATCACCTTGGCGCCAAGACAAAGTCGGATGGGAGGGGATGGCTCATGGATGACGATCACGCTGTCGCCCGGGCGGATCGGAAGGCGCGCTTCCGTTTTTGGCCCACTCCTCCCCGCGTCGATCATGGCGCGGTAGATCTTATCCGCCTGAATTTCAGCTACCAACACTCCGGACTCGGTGGTTAGACCGCCCTCGTCCCACGCCGCCCTTACCATCTCCGGCGTCGCCACCTTCGGCACCACCACGAACCCAGCCGCGTCCAGGGCGGCGAGGGCGGCGGTGGCACTGCTGACGCACCAGCAGACTGCCGCATCACATAGGCCACCCTCGGCATCCGCTTTGGTGCATCCCTGGCCGGCAATCTCTCGCGCCATCGCCTGGATCAGGTCCGCGCGGGTCATCCCACGCTCTCCCCATCCAGCGCGGCCCGCAGCGCCACCCCACGCGGGAGCAACCGCGCCCGCCGGCAGCGGCCACCACGCGGGCCGAAGTCGCCCCACTCGGCCAGGGCCGCGTCCGGGTAGTAGAGGCATAGGCTGTCCACGTCGGCGGCCACGGAGCGCGGGACTCCGACCACCCAGGAGCCGTCCGCCGGTAGCCACATCAAGGCGCGACGTTGGGGGTTGGTGAGGCTCATTGCGCCACTCCATCCAGCACCACCCGCATCGCATAGTAGGTCAGCGGCGCGCTGGCCCCCTTGCTCCAGTCAATCCCGACCTCTTCCGCCATCAGCGCCTCCAACTCGCTCCAGGCAGGCACCGGCGCCGCCCAGTGAGGCCCGCAGGCCGCCATCTCGCCGATCCTTGGCTTCCATGTCGGAATGCGCCCCAGGAGCCGCAGGCAGCGTTCCAGATCGCGTGGGTCGTGCGGGTAATCCATTGGTTGCGGAGTAGCGCCCAGCATCGCGGCCATCAGCGCTTTCGATGACGCTCCGGTCTCCCCGGCGAGCAGCCAGTCCATTGCGGATCGCAGTTCCGTCTTCGTCGCTTCCATCACTCAGACTCCTCAGTGGCTTCGAAACGTGGGCGCGCGGCGGCGGGGCGTCGCTAAATCGGCATCCCAGCCGGCCCAGGATCGCCGCGCAGGGCGGTCGGGGGGTTGGTCGGGGGATTGGGGCGTGGTGCGGCTTCCGGCGGCACCAGCGCCGCGAGTTCCGGGGCGAGGTGCAGCAGGGCGAGCGCCAGCAGCCGCAGGGCGTCGGGATCGGCGCGGAGGTGGCGGATCAGGCCGCGGATGACGGGGGAGGCGCGTTGGGTGTCAGACATGAGGCGCCGAACCATGCCAACTCTGACGAACCCTGGCGCCATAACCACATGATTTCTTTATCTCTGTCAGAGTTGTCAGAGTAGTCAGGGATAAATAAAGAAAACCTGGGGAGATATGGCATTTTAGGGTCGCGACTCTCGCCGGAAAGTTTTTCCAAAAATCTGCCCTGCCAACGCCGACAACCCTGACACATCGTTTGTTATCAATGGGTTGCGAGGCTGGAATCTGCCTCCGCGCCCTGACGCATGCCCTGCCACCCTGACAGAGTAGGGGCGGCAGGGCGTCCGGGCGTTCCACAGAATGGGACACGTGAGACGTCATCAGCCGTCATCCCGGTCGTCGGGCCAGTCAATGTTCAGGCCGGTGGAGGCGCAAAATAGGCGCCGGCAGACGTCGAGGTCGCCAAGGCGGTATCCGGTCGGGCGGCTATGCATGATCGCGACAGCCTTGCGCGTCTCCCCGAAATTCGTGTGGACCTGGGTGACGTGCTCACCGATCGCCTTCCGGCTCAGGCGCTTGTTCTCTGCCCCGAGATGGACCATGAGGCGCCCGAAACTCTCGCGGCTCAGCGTGTGCCGCTCCCGCTTCTCTTTGGCGAACTCCAGGTAGCTGGCGTAGAGCAGTTCGGTGGAGACCTCCGGGTCCCAATGCCCGAACTCGTC